GATAAACTAAATCGAGTATTCGACATAGCAGAACAATTACCAGGAAATGATATAACACCTTCAACGCATTTACCAGTAGTAGATGCGACTAAAGAAGACAAAGATGCTGACTATGAACTAGCAAGAAACAACTTTCACTTACTAATAGAGAAAGGTAATACTGCAATCGAAGGTATATTACAACTAGCGAGAGAAGCAGAGAACCCACGTTCATATGAAGTAGCAGGACAATTAATTAAGACAGTTAGTGATGTTACGCAAGATTTGATGAAACTACAAAAGAATATGAAAGACTTAAATAAAGTAGAAGACAATGCACCCAAGAATGTAACAAATGCACTATTTGTTGGATCAACTGCAGAGTTGCAAAAATTAATTAAGGGTGAGAAAGAAATAAAGGTGGTGGACAATGAGTGATTTTGATTTTGGTTTTACAGCGGTAGATGAAGATGAACTAGAAGTTGTTCAGAAAGCATCAGCAAGTGCAGAAAGTAATGCCTCGCAAGTAAACAAGTTAGAAAATAAAGTAGATAAAATCTACAACGCAGTTCTTCCTCTGTTATCTAATTTAAAAAAGAATCCAGAGAAAGATTATATATATTGGCCAAATCGTAATTTGAAGATTGACCAATTTGAAGTAGTACTACAGAAGATTATAAATGAGTGATAATTATTTAGGAAATCCTAATCTTAAAAAGACTAATGTTCAGCAAGAGTTTACTGCAGAACAAATCGAAGAGTATGTTAAGTGTTCTAAAGACCCTGGATACTTTATCGAAAAGTATATTAAGATTGTTAATCTTGATGAAGGTTTTATTCCATTTGAGATGTATCCATTTCAAAAGAAGATGGTAAAGACTTTTCATAAGAACAGATTTTCTATATGTAAAATACCTAGACAGTCTGGTAAATCAACTACTGTGTGTTCTTACATTTTGTGGTATGCACTATTTAATCCTACTGTCAACTGTGCTATTCTTGCAAACAAAGGCGCACTAGCAAGAGACTTACTTGCAAAAATTCATATGTCATATGAAGCATTACCAGAATGGTTACAGCAAGGTATTAAAGAATGGAACAAAGGTTCTATTGTATTAGAGAACGACAGTAAAATTATTGCATCATCAACTTCATCAAGTGCGGTTCGTGGTGGATCATATAACTTAGTATTTCTAGATGAGTTTGCATTTGTTCCTTTTAATCTTGCAGAAGATTTCTTCCGTTCTGTATATCCTACTATTACTTCTGGTAAAAATACAAAAGTTATGGTCGTATCTACACCGAATGGTATGAACCACTTCTATAAGATGTGGGTAGATGCTGAAGAGAAGAGAAGTAATTATGCGACTATTGAAGTTGAATGGGATGATATTCCAGGTAGAGGCGCAAGATTTAAAGAAGAAACAATCAAAAATACTTCACCAGAACAATGGCAACAAGAATTTGAGTGTCAGTTCTTAGGTTCAAGTAATACACTAATTAATCCTAATGCACTAAGAAATCTAGCATATGTGCAACCTGAGTACAATAAGAACGATGTAACTGTCTATGAGAAGGCGCAAGAAGGACATTCATATGTTTGTACAGTTGACGTTGCAAGGGGCGTAGGAATCGACTACAGTGCGTTTACAGTTGTAGATATCACAGAGATGCCTTTCAAAGTTGTATGTAAGTACAAGAGCAATGAAATATCTCCTTTGATGTACCCTACAATAATTAATCAAATGGCAACTCATTATAATCAAGCATATGTGCTTGTTGAGGTCAATGACATAGGTCAGCAAGTCGCCGATATTCTAAATAATGAGATAGAATACGAAAATCTATTATCTACCCAATGGAAAGGTAGAGCAGGACAAGTTTTAGGAGGCGGATTCGGAGGTGGTAATAACACACTAGGTGTTCGTACAACAGGTCAAATGAAACGACTAGGTTGTAGTAATCTGAAAAACCTCATAGAAGAAAATAAGTTAATCATTCAAGATTTTGATACGATTAACGAACTATCAACTTTTGTAAGTAGAAAAGGTTCTTACGAAGCACAAGAAGGTAGTCACGATGATTTGGTTATGTGTTTAGTGATGTTTGCATGGTTAAGTGGACAACCGTATTTCAAAGAGTTTGCAGAAACAGACATACGACAAAAACTATATAAAGAGAAGATGCAGGCGATAGAAGATGAACTAACTCCATTTGGGTTCGTAACTGGAGGCGACAGCAATGATGCTGAAACCTTTGTAGAAGATGGAGATAGATGGTCAGTAGTTAATCAAAGTAGCAATTGGTAAACGTATAAATAATAATGTAAATGAACTACGACTTTATTTTAAAGATATAAAACGGGAGTAAATAAAATGGCATTTCAACTTTCACCAGGCGTTCTAGTACGAGAAATCGACTTGACACAGGTTGTGCCAGCAGTAGCAACCTCACCAGGCGCCTATGCAGGTGTTTTTCAGTGGGGACCTGTAGACGAGGTAATTAATGTAGGTTCAGAGAACGAATTAGTAGAAAAATTCGGTCAACCTGATGCAAGTACATTTTCTTACTTCTTTACTGCGGCAAACTTTCTGTCATATGGGTCTAATCTTCAAGTGGTTAGAGCGGCGACAGGCAATACCAATGCGGCACAAGACGGCAGTGGTTTCCTAATTAAGAATGAATCCCACTACGATACACTAGGCGCTTCAGCAGTTGCTAGTGGACTCGGAGATTGGGGAGCGAAGTATCCAGGAACTTTGGGTAATTCAATCAAAGTATCAGTTTGCATGAATGCAAATTCATATTCACAAACAAACGTAACAACAACGACAGCAAGTACAGCATCGGGTTCGACTACAATAGCAGTAGTTGCCGCCGCTAATATTATTGCAGGAGATATCGTTACTTTTGCTGGTCATACGACAGAATATGAAGTTACTGGTATTTCAACAAACACACTCACTATCAGAGAAAAAGGTAAGACAACAGGTCTTACTACAGCAGTAGATGGATCGGGTTCTGCAGTCCAAGTATCAGTAAAATGGTTTTATGCTGATGATTTTGACGGCGCACCAGGAACATCTGCACAAGCAACAGCAAGAGGTGGAGCGAATGACGAAATTCATGTAGTCGTAATTGACGAAGATGGATTGTGGTCTGAAACTGCAGGAACTGTTCTTGAGAAGTTTTCAAACCTCTCAGTTGCAAGTGATGCTAAAAAATCTGATGGTACTGTAAATTTCTATAGAGACCACATCAATACATATTCAAGATATATTTGGTGGGGCGACCATCACACTGATTTCGACAGTGATGTAGGTGCCGCCGCTGGATTACTGAATAATACTTTTGCACACACTGGCAGAAAACCTCAATATGTTTCACTTGCTGGTGGTACTGATGATAACGCACCAACTGATGGTGAACTTCAAACTGCATTTGCTCACTTTGCAAATGATGAAAAGTATGATGTTTCACTAATTCCAGTAGGTCCTGTATCAGGAACAGTAGCAAAGTACGTTGTTGATAACGTAGCAGAAGTCAGAAAAGACTGTATGGTATTCTTATCACCAGAACTTGCTGATGCTCAAGCAACAGACGCCGCTACACAGATTGTAGACTTCAGAGATGTAGGTGCTAATATCAACTCATCTTTCGCAGTCATGGACAGTGGTTGGAAATATCAATATGACAGATACAACGATGTATATCGTTACATTCCTTTGAATGGTGACGTTGCTGGTTGTTGTGTTAGAACAGACTTAGTTGCTGATCCTTTCTTTAGTCCTGCTGGATTTAATAGAGGTCAGATTAAAAATGCAGTTAAAGTTGCATTCTCACCGACTAAAGCAGAGAGAGATACGCTTTATAAAAAGCAAATCAATCCAGTTGTCGCATTCCCTGGACAAGGCGTAACATTGTTTGGAGACAAAACTATGTTGACTTCACCAAGTGCATTCGATAGAATTAATGTAAGAAGACTTTTCATTGTTCTAGAAAAAGCGATTGCCACAGCGGCGAAGTTCCAGTTGTTTGAATTCAATGATACATTCACTAGAGCGAACTTTAGAAATCTTGTAGAACCTTTCTTACGAGACATTCAAGGTCGTAGAGGTATCATCGACTTTAAAGTTGTGTGTGATACAACTAATAATACACCTGCCGTTATTGATGGTAATGAATTCAGAGCAGATATCTTTGTTAAACCTGCAAGGTCTATCAACTTTATTACGCTGACTTTTGTTGCAACAAGAACAGGAATCAGTTTCGAAGAGACTGGTGTATAAGGGATAAATAAAGGTAAATAGGAGCAAATACAATGGCAACAATTTCAGACTTTAAATCCCGTATGATTGGTGGGGGTGCTAGAGCAAACCAGTTTAGAGCAACGCTAACTTTTCCGGCATATGTGTCGGGAGCAGTAGCAGGTGTAGCAGGCAGAGACAGTGAGTTCTTGTGCCGAGGTGCCGCACTACCTGGTTCAACAATAGGTAACACACCTGTCAACTATAGGGGACGTGTAGTAAACTTTGGTGGAGAAAGAACTTTCACACCTTGGACTGTCACAATCTATAATGATACATCTTTTGCAATTCGTGACGCATTAGAAATCTGGCAGAATGGTATCAATAACGTAGTAACAAATAGAGGTAGACAATTTCCTGCCGAATATCTTGTTGATTTACGCATTGACCATCTTGACAGAAATGACGATGTTCTAAAATCGTACTTAATTAAAGATGCATATCCAACTAACATTGGTGAGATTGCACTTGACTTTGGTACAAACGATGCGATTGCAGAGTTTACTTGTGAATTTACATATCAGTTCTTTGAGAGTGTTGGTGGTCGTTTCGGTGGTAATGTAACCGCTGATACTACTGCTTAATACCTAACAAAGTTTTCAGATATAATATGATTTAGTGGAGAAAATATAAATGGCAGTAAAACTATTTGGATTCGAAATTTCAAGACCTGGAGGGGAGGGTAATGTTAAACAAGACATTATTCTTCCATCTCCTGACGATGGCGTGCAAACCGTTTCTGGTGGTGCTTTTGGTACATATGTAGACCAAGGATATGCATCTAGAAACGAAGCAGACCTAATCAAAAAGTATCGGGAAATTTCTATGCATCCTGAGTGCGAAGCGGCGATTGATGATATTATCAATGAAGCAATCGTATCAGATGAAGATAGACAAGTCGATATAATGTTAGATGATGTTAATCTTTCGAATTCAATCAAGAAAAAAATTAAAGAAGAATTTGATTTAATTCTAAGAATGCTTGATTTTAATAAGCGTTCACATGAATTATTCAAGCGTTGGTATGTTGATGGTAGAGTATACTTTCATAAAGTAGTGGACTCTGCTAACAAAACATCCGGCATTCAAAAATTAAGAATTATTGATCCACGTTCAATTAAGTTTGTTCGTGAGGTTGAAAAAGATGATAAGAGAGAACTTGAAAAAGGTGTCTCTACGATTAAGAGTATCAAAGAATACTTCTTATATTCAGAAGGTAGCGTCATGGGTCCAACTATGACTGCATCAAAAGGTGCTATTGCTCTCACGAAAGATAGCGTTGCTTATATACCTTCTGGTTTAACAGATATGAACAATAATATTGTTCTTGGTTATTTACATAAAGCAATCAAACCTGTTAATCAATTAAGAATGATGGAAGATGCACTTGTTATCTATCGTATCGCAAGGGCACCTGAAAGAAGAGTGTTCTATGTAGATGTTGGTAACTTACCTAAGTTAAAAGCAGAACAGTATCTAAAAGATATTATGAACAACTTTAAGAATAAGTTAGTTTATGATGGTGATACTGGCGAAGTTAAAGACGATAAAAAGTTTATGAATATGCTTGAAGATTTCTGGATGCCACGAAGAGAAGGCGGAAGAGGTACAGAGATTAGCACATTAGGTGGTGGTCAGAACCTCGGTGAGATTGAAGATGTTGAGTACTTTAAGAAGAAGATGTTCTTAGCACTTAATGTACCACAGTCTCGTATGCAACCTGAAAGTGGTTTTCAGTTAGGTAGAGCAACAGAAATTAATCGTGATGAACTGAAGTTTACTAAGTTTGTTGGTCGTTTGCGTAAGAAGTTTAATGAAGTATTTCAAGACT